GTCTATAACCACCAGATACGTCAACCCCCATTATTGGAGGATCTATAGGTTTACCATTTCTAGCATAGTCTATCTTACCATATAAGTTAACTTGGAATTTACCACCTAATACTTCAATAGTAGTATCAGGATCTTTAGTTAAACGAGATACGGTTTCTAATTCATCTAAAGTAAATGGAGAATTTTCAGAACCTTGAGACCATTCAAGAAGTACTTCACGACGAATGTCTTCCCAACGATTATTCATAGTTCTACAGATTTCTTTAAACCATTCTTCAGACTTACCAAGTTGAGCATAACTAAACTTGATATAGACAAATGTAGATTTGGTATTAGAATTCATTATATCCATTATCTGTTGATATGATTTATCATACCAAGATTCAGCAAATGGAACAGCATCTTCTTTCATTTGATATGCGAAGACACCTTCAGTAGATGTTAAGAATCCAGGGGTTGTAGTAAATAGGATACCATAAGGTGCACCATTTGCTCTAGCATTATCGGCAGCTCTCTTAAATGCAGGAACTGTGTTAAGATAAATGATTTCATTATATGGTGCAAATCCCCATTCGTCACCCCACAATAAAGGAATAGATTTACCACGTAATGTATTTTGTGCAGCTGTCTTATTACGAGCAGATGCTACAGTGATAATCTTATTTCTATTAACGGCATGCTCAAGTCTCAATACTGTATCGGATACTTTAGCATTCTTACCATCTCTTGTGAATGTTTGATCCATACGTAAATATGGAGGTAAGCATTCACGTAAGTTTTTAAGAGTTTGTAAGTTATCTTTGGAACCTTCTAAGGCTTTATGCATAAATGCAATAGTAGAGTTAGATGTACCAAAGTTAAATAAGTGTAAATATCTAACGTCAGCTGATAATGTCTTACCATGCTGACGAGGGAGTTCCAAGAATATATTCATATTATAGATGGAGCAGAAGAATAATGCCATATTCCCACGATGTAGTTCTAATGGAATACCTTTACCGCTACCACCTTGGTCTGGTACACGTACTACTTCACGAGCGAAGTACCAGAAGTTTACCATACACTCAGCTAAGACCTTACTCTTATAGTAAGTACTTAAATTTGGATCATGTGGGTCTATACCAGCAAGGTCAGGATCTAGGAGTGCAAGCATGAATTTATTATTCTTTATCCCAATTGCCTTTAAATACTGATGCATCTTTAAGAAGCTAGTATTTCTTGTAGACATTTGATAATAAATCTTCATAAATACCTCTAGAGTAATATATTATAGACATGATATAATGATATAGTTATTTATAGATAGGAGGTTATATCATGCTATTTTCAATTAAGGAAATTAAGTTATTAAACAAGGAGTTTAGACCAACAGTAGTAGTATACTATATAGTATTATTACTTACATTAGTCATCATATGTGGTTCTGTAGTAGACCCACACTTTATGGTTAGATGGTTATACTATCTAGTAATGAATACTACCAATAATATCAATACTGCAACAACAGCAATGCTATTTGGTAACTTCATTAAATTACTATGTATCTTCTTGTTAGGAAGATATGCTCATCACTTATATAGATTCATTCATATAAGAATATATGGTAAGAGAAAAAAATTATAAGCTTAATATCTCCCATAGGATTCTAAGATCCTATGGGAGGTAATTATCTTATTTTTTTTCTTTTGCTGCTTTTTTAGCTTCAGATACTTTTTCTTCAGCATCTTCAACAATTTCTTCTTCTTTTACTGGAGCAGCAGTAGGTTTTTCTTCTTTAGCTTTAGTAGCTGCTTCTTTTTCTTTTTTCTTAGCTTCTTCAGCTGCTGCTTTAGCTTCAGCAGCTTTACGAGCTTCTTCCTCAGCTTGAGCTTTTGCAGCTTCTTCTTCAGAAATAGTAGGAACAGCTGGTACGTTATAATTAGTGAAATCTAATACTACTGTATCACCAGTAGGTAAGATTTCATATACTGTAGCTTGTTGGGAAATACAATCAGCAATTTCTTCTACAGTCAAAACTTCACGATAAATACCACGTACAAGACGGTTACGTAAACGAATTGGACGACGGCAATTTACATTAACTAGTTTAGTCTTCAAAGTTTTCATCATATGCCTCCTGAACAGAAACGATTAAATCATCATCAATAAGATCATAAGCTTCTTTCAATTCCACATTATCTTGGATTTCATCAGCAAGATCTTTACTATCGTTATCATGAGTACGATCGATATCAGAAAGCAATTCAATTTCAGCTGCATCATCTTCGTCATCAGCTTCAATATCAATTTCTTCATCGTCTAATTCTGCTACAGAATCGATATCAGTATTGTCATCGTCATCATCTAATTCGATTTCATCCATAGCATCAACGATGTTATCAATAGTATTATCCATGTCATTATCAGTAGCAGTAGAGTCAGCAACAACATCTTCTACAGTAGAAGCTGCATCATCTAGCTCTTGGTGGATAGTTTTATCATCAGCCATGTTAAAGTCCTCCTTAAAATATTAATAATCTTCTTCATCATAACCGATGTAATCATCGTTATCATCTGCAAGATTATCTAAATCATCATCGGATAATGAAGACAATGCTACATCGTCATCATCCATAATTTCATCATCATCGTCACCATCTTCAATGGCATCAATGATATCTCTTTTAGCAATTAAAGAGTCTAAGAAAGCATTTTCATCGACCATTACATCGAATGCATCTTTCTCATCGATTTGCTCTTTAAAAAAATTATCGAGTTCACTGTTCATTGCAGTACCTCCATTAAGATTACTGATATGTTAACGTGATACATTTTTTAATATAGCTTGAACCTGACGTTCTAGGATATAAATAATCACAGGAACGTAGTAAAATATATCATGTTGAGGAATAGTATAGTTAAAATCTTCTAGAGATTTAAGTAGGAATTCTTCAAATCTATTCATCTTATCTGTATTATTATTGAAGTAATCAATAACGATATTCTTAAAGTAGTTTAGATCATCAGTTTCATAACGTTCATTATCTCTAATACGCATTACTGTATCATCATCAAATGATGGTACTTGCCAATAGTCACCCATCTTATATTCATAGAAGATATAATAGTAGTTTTCTAAGCTATAATATAAGATAGATGTCTTGTCTTCCACTAGCATACCATAACAAGATGGATTACATATAGTACCAATATCTTTTCTTTCTAATGAATGGAAGAAAGATTTAGAATAATCTAAAGCAAATGTAGCTCTAGTAGGAAGTTGATGGGCTACGTGTAGATAATCTAAGTCGCCAGTATTCATAATATCATGACGTTTAATGAACTCAATCATATAACTGTCATAGAAATTATGATCATCATAAGAAAAAATAAAAGTCTGAGTTTTATTACTATAGAAGAGACTTCTATAGTAAGCAATCATATCTTGACAGATATTTTCAACTCTACTAATATAAGAGTAATCATCATCTTTGATTACTAGAGATAGATTAGTACCGATATTAGTTGTATCCATAGTATAGGATTCTACAACTAAGGAATCAATATCTGTATTATCACCATCATGAGAGCTTAGACGATAAGAAATCTTATACATATTAGCCCCAGTAGGCAATGTATCTAATGATACACTTGTAACTTTGAAGAGATACTCTTCATTAGTATGGTTAATAATGAAATAGTCTTGAGGATAAGGTTTGAAAGAGTTAGGTAATATATAAGCATCACCTTCAATTGTATCTGATTCAAGACCAAAATCACCAGCATCCATTTGAACTTGAATTCTATCAAGACCAAAGATAACTGTATCTTTAATTCTATTATATCTTAATGGAGAATCTCCATCAGTATAACTATATGCTAAGTTTGTAGACTCATCTAATGTACTTTTACTAGTATTAATATTATAATAAGTACAAGTAGTAGGAGCTTTATCTGTAAATGTATAGAATGTATTATCAAGCCGTTTAGTTTGAGACTCTAATATAGAGTTTATAGTGGCTGTATATGTAGTGTCAAGGAATTTACCCATAGTCGACCTCCTTTATTAATGTGATGTTTAAGACAAAAAAATAAAGCGATATGGACTTTAAGCCCATACCGCTATAGTATTTGTGTACAGAAATCTTGTATCTCAGATAGTGGTACTCCGAAATCTTTATTCTTTTGGTTTACATGAGAGAAGACTCTAGATCCTCTAAAGAATGCTATATTATTCTTTATGAAGTATTCTATCTGTCTTCTAGCTATTTCACCAGCTGAATCATTATCGAAGTATAAATGAATATCCATATAGAATATTCCTCTAGAGAGTATATACTGTAATACAGCTGAATACTTATTACCAGCTGCTGCAAAATATATTCCTGTAGCTCTATGGGTAATATTATTATATACGGATAAGATATCGAATTGTCCTTCTGTAATATGTACCGTAATTCTATCTGATGTATATGGGATAGAAGATGGTATACAGAAAGCTTTATTATAGATATCTCTATCATCTAGTTTACAGATTAGATATCTATATTTACTATCAACTTCTCTAATACAACGCATAGAGAGTGATGTATTATTAACTGAGAGGAATCCTACATAGTCCCTTTGAATTCGTTGAAAATCAGATTCTGTAGCTCCCAGATACCTCATAATCTGTCGTTTAAAAAAAGAAAAATCGAAGATAATCTTCATATTCATCATCTCAGATACTGATAAGTTAGTACCAAGACGACCATTAATATAATTTACCTTATCTGGATATAAGTTATAGTCAACCTCAAATGCATCATATGCTACTAGAGGTTGTCTTATATGATTAGCAGAGTAGGAATTGCTCCTACTCTGTTTCATCTCTTTATTATGGATATCAATAGCTTGTAATAATTCTTCATCTCTAATATTCAAGAGATCTAAAAAGGTTCTATTGACTAATCCACCTGCTTCACATTTAAAGCAATTAAACATGTAAGGCTTATCCGGAGATAAGCCTATGTACATGTGTTTCTTCCCAGCGGAAGATGTATGTCCACAATATGGACATCTTATCACTAATTCCTTTTTACCAGCAGCAAACTGGCTATTCGGAATTAGTGATTTTAGTTTGCTACCTACATCCATTATTTATCGTCTTTCTTGTGTTTATTTTTCGCTTCAATAATTTGAGCTACTCCTGTACATACTGCAGTTACTACAGCTGCACTACTAGTTAATATTGATGCAATAGCAATTCCTGTTTCTTTACTTATAGTAAATGCTGCCACTCTTGCTACTGTAGAAAATAATGGTCCCATAATTCTTACCTCCGTTTAATACGTTGTTAAATTATTTATTAAAAAGTACATCTAATGTAAGCTCTTCAATACGATTACGTATTCCTTCATCATCAGTTTGACCATATAGCCATTGTAATGCTGGAACTAATCGTAATGCATTGCCATTAGCCATTGCTAATAAATCATCAGCATCGGCATTTTTAAATCCAATAGCGAAGCCAATGGATTCATAATTCAACGTATCATCTTTTGTAGAAATTATCATAGCTGGTTTGGTTAAATATGTAGGTTTTGGATCTACTCTATTATCCACTGCATTTTCTTCAATAGTACCATCAACGATAATACATTTTTTATTATCTTCTTCATTATTATTAATATCAATAGTAATATCTTTACCTTTAATAACTTTGAAGTCTGGATTTGAAGCAACTATATTCTTTTCATCAGGTTCTTCATCACGAACAAATGGATTTAAACGATTGCCTTTTAGATCTTCCTTAGGAAGTTCATCTTTTGGCTCTGCTTTATTAATGCAGATATCATAAATTTCCTTTGGAGTTAATTGATCTTTGAATTCATTATAGGTTAATTCAAGATCTTCTCCTGTACGTGCAAATAAGTTTTTAACGTCGTTCATAAGTTTAGTTGTAATCATCATATTATCCTTTCACCAATTCAAGATTGGAATTTAAAATATATCCAGAATTATTCTTTCTGGTTAATTGTGTTAATATAAGCATAAGTGGTAATCTTCTAAGATCTTTAGAGATCTTATATTCTTTAGTACCATAGATAAATTTGCCTTCTTCACGATACTCTTCTAAGTAGTCTTCAATATAATAGAATAAATTAAGATTATTATTAATTCTATTATAAACATTACGAGAAGGATTAGGTTTTAATCCATATTTAATAAAGATATTCCTTACAATCTCAGGAGTAAATTCTTCAGCTCTTGATGCCATCAAGAGCTCATATGTGAATTCAGCAGATTTCACCGCATTAACTTGCGGATCATTCAAACTTCTACAACTAGTAATAATAGTAGAATCTATGGTAAACTTGTTATAGTATATATCAGGGAAATATCTTCTAACAGCTGTCTTTGCAGTATTTACCGCATAATAATCGCAGTTATATTCAATAGCTAAATCTAATATTTTAGGTGATTCAGCCAATTTAAATAGATCGTCTATTAGTTTACTATTAAAATATCTAAAGTAGATATTATTTAATATAGAATTGTATGGACGTGTAGTACACTTTTGAAGAATGGTTACCATATCTAAATCTTCAATAGTGCTGCCGAATCTGCGTTCGGCTACGTCTTTGGCGAACTCATAATCTTCGTAGATTTTTGTTCTAACTACTGAATTTACATTCATCATACATTCTAACATATCTTTGCCATTGCCTACATCGATATTGTTATCTTTAATAAATCTAATATTTTTTAATACAACTTCTGGAATGTGTTCAAATCTATATTCGTTATTTATCATCTGTTCTCACTACTCCTAACTTTTTATCCCATTTTCTTCCAGGGATATCATCTCTATAAGCTAATCTAAGCGGATAATACATATATATGAAATCATCACCCGCTGAAGTAAAACTATACTTATTTTTTCCATAAGTAATTTTACGTGTACGCATAAATGAATTGATCTTATCTATATAATCTTTATAAAATCTTTTCCGCTTAATAGCTTTCTTAATTTTCTTAATAGTAGGTGCGGTAAACCTAACTTTATTTTTAGCATAGAATAATTCAAGATCTTTAATTGGATCATCTGATGTACCAAGTATCTTTATACACCCTATGCTAAAATCTAAAGATAAATGTGGACGTGTATCTACATTATTTTTAGATACATATATTGTAGGTTTTTCAGGGTCATATCTATTAAGATACTTTGAGTTATCAAAATTAAACTTTGCTAGACTATTAGCCTTAACTTCCGTGCATTTGAATTTATTCATTATTTCTAATGCACTTCTATTAGACCAGTAATAGATTTCATTAACTAGATCCATATTGAAGTATCTAAAATAAATATTCTTTATGACCATTGTAGTTTTTACTATACATGGACATAATAGAATATCTTTTAGAGTGATTTTGTCAAAAGGTTTATTTAACATCTTCTCCAATTTAAAAAGAGATCTAATGTCCGTTTTTATATCAATTATCCGTATATCATCAGGTATTGGAAAATTAATCATTTCAACCTTATTTCTATAACAAAATAATGCATTCTTTAACAACACTGGATTGTATCCTTCGATATATTGAGTTAATTCCATTTTTATGCCTCCTTATTTTTATTTGCTTGACGACGATGTTCGGAACACTCTTCACGAGTAATTGTAATTTCCTCACCAGGCTTCAATGCTAAGATTTCATTAGCTCTATTAGAAACAATTGCCTTTAAAGTTTTGCTATCAGGAAATTCCCAGTTATCATCACCTAGTTCTGCCGATCTTTGATCGCTCATTTCACCTCCACCATTCCAGAATTCTTGTCCACAATCACGATAAGCAGATAAAATGTTTCCATCTAAATCAACTTCTGCATTTAGGTTGTCATAATGGCATACATCGTATTGGAAATACCCATCATTATAAGCATAGTTTGATTCAACTACATAACGATCTTCTAATCGTTTGATTGTGGTATGTCCTAAATAGACACAAAGTTTCCCTAAAGTTTCAATTAGTTTTTCCATGATATTTGTCCTCCTTATCTTCTTAATTACATTATAACAATATATCATTTCACCTCTATAATATATATCCATAAAAAAGAATAGGCTGCAAGAAATACCCCCATAGGAGATAAACTCCTATGGGGTTAGTTATTACATCTTACTTCTTACCATAAGTATTATCCCAATCAGATATTTTTTCATTGATTTCATCAAGTTTATCAGTTTTATATCCATATGCAAGATTAAATCTTAAATCATTAATGTCCTCAATATCCATATCCCAAGAGCTAATCATTTCAGATTTGAAGTCATAAAGATATTCTGTATCTACACTATTATATAATTCAGTGTATGCTTCTATAAAATCTTTAATGAACTCTGTAGGAAGTTCCATATTTAAAGTACTTTCAATATCACCTATGATATAATCTACTTCCCAATAGATATCTTGATTAGTAATTTCAATACCATTGATTTCGCCTTTAAATGCTTGAATGACTTTTGATTCCATTTTAGTTTCCTCCAAATAAAATAATACCACTAGGAGTTAAACTCCTAGTGGCTTTTCTGTATATTCTCTTGTATCCATATATTCTATGATATCATTATATGCTTCTTTAATATTAGCATCATATATATCTACATTGATATATCCTTCAGGCATAATACGCATTATATTATCAGTTTCATCTAATGCGTATTTAGCTTCTCCAGTATCTACTACATAGAAGTTATCTCTATTAACATAGAATTTATTTTGACTATAGTCAGAAGTAAATACAGTTTTCTCTTTTCTTAGCTTGGTACTAATAAGAGTATAGTATCCCCTTAGTATCATAGTAAATCTCCTTTTTACTTAAAACTTATTTACTCTTTTGTTTAAAGATAACTTATAGGTTAATGACCTTAATGTCTTTATTATATCCATATTCCTTATTAGCTTCTCTGAATATGGCTAATATATTATCCATACGAAATTTATCTCTTCTAGCTAATCTATAAGTAGTTTCTAATGGATAATCTGGGTCATATTTATCAAATTCATTATATTCAATACTAACAAGTGTAATCTTATTTAGTTCTTTATCTATAACTATTCTACCATAGAATCTTACTTCATCTATATATGTACACTCTACGGTTATATTTGGCAAGAATTCTTCTATAACTACATTACCAAATATAAAATTATAGAATCCTTCTGGCATATCATTTAAGTTAATCATTATTTTCACCTTCAATAAGATCTAGATCTTTATTAAGAATATAACTAGAATAGATATATCCTAGTAAATCATCTAGGTCTTCTTCTATAGCAAAAAGATTCAATATATACCCAGAATTTAATCTAGTCACGTTAAAGTATACTTTCTTAAGTATACTATCTCTAAAGAATAAGTTTATTGTATAGCGATATCCATCTTTAAATATACATGCAATAAGACATAAAGAGTTTTTATTCATATCACCTGTTATAGAGATATTACCAAATAAGAAGTCTGAGTATTTTATTAACATAGGCTCATAATAATCCTTTGGTAAATCAGATTTCATTGTAAATTTAATCATATTCAATCCTCCTGAAATAAATAAAATGGGTAAGAGAGACTAAACTCTCTTACCCTAAAAGATTATCCATTATTAATCAAGCTTGCATAGATCAAGAATTCCTCATTAAGTAATTCCTGTTGTGGGATGAATGCTTTACCAGTATTCTCCTTATTATCGAAATCAATAATTTGGAACTTAGATGATACTATAGTAGCAAGCATGGAAACGAGTAGATTAGTAATCTTCTCATTCCGATAAATGGATGCAACAGATTCATATGTATTAGAAGAGGTAATCTTCATTAACTCTTTCTTATTCATATTAACCCGTTTGATTACTTTAACAAACTTACCAGATAAGATTGCTTCCATAGTATATAAGCCATTAGATGCTAATATACGTTTAGCTGCAATGATAAGTTTGATATAGTTAGTTAAATCAATAGAACCTAAAGAAGATGGATCTCCAAACCACTTATAGAATAAATAGCATACTAGCATCTTTTGATGTGGTACAATTGGAGACTTACGTCCTTTAGATAATTCTATTTTATAATAATCAATCTCTTCTTTAG